GGGCTGGTGGCGAAAAAGCGATCCCCGATTTTCAGAAGGCTTTAGAGCCTGTCGTCAAAGAGGTAATCTATTTAGCGAACCAAGAACTGATGAGGGTTAAACGCTGATGGCAATCAATATTCCGATCCTTACCGAGTTTTCTGATAATGGAATTAGAGCAGCCAAAGCCGCGTTTGCTAATTTCAAAACTGCTGTCGCTGATGCCGAAGGCGGTATGGGCAAGTTCAAAGCAGGCTCAAAAGTCGCTTTAGATGCGGTCGCCGCCAACGCAGAATTGTTTGCAGTTGCTGGTGCTATCTCTTTTGGAAAGTTTGCTTTATCGGGAATCCAATCGTTCACTGACCTTGCGTTACAAGCAGGCAAATTTGCTGACGCAACAGGTCTTGAAATTACTAGGGCGTCGGGCTATATCGAAGCTGCTGGAGACATCGGTGTACCGATTGACACCGTTGAAGGCGCAATAGGTCGCCTCAACAAAACTATTGGTGCCGACCCTGACAAAGTACGCAACCTCGGCGTTGACCTCGTATATCTGCGCGACGGTTCGTTAGACGTCAACGAAACTTTTCTCAACACCATTGACCGAATCAAAGGAATCAAGGACCCGGCTGAAAGGGCCAGAGTCGCGACTCAATTGCTTGGCAAGGGTTGGCAGTCAATGTCTGAACTCATTATGGGTGGTTCAGAAAAACTTAACGCCAGCCTAAAAAGCGTGTCCGAGGAAAAACTCATTTCGCCTGAGGAACTTCAAATGGCGAAAGATTATCGCGCCGCAATGGACAACCTTGGCGACAAAGTTGATGACCTAAAACTTAAAACAGGTGAAAGGTTGGTTAAAGAAGGAACATGGTTGGCGCAAGCAGCAGGTTGGGTTCTTGATCTTGACGCTAGTTTCACCGCACTTATACAAGGAACAGACCCATTAGGAGTCGCCAAACAAAAAATGATAGATTGGGCTCAAAGCGTTCGCGATTCACGCGACGACACAGACACACTCAAAGAGTCAATTAAGCAGGCTCGCACTGATGCGATCATGCCGTTCAAAGACAAAATTGTCGAAGCAACCACTGCACTCATCAACGCTGACACCGCATGGAGAAACTTGACAACCAGCCTTGACGAGGCAGTCGCGTTAGATGACGCCAAAACAAAACTTGACGAACTAGAAACTGCGGCCGCTAAAGCGTTTGGTACTGGTGCCCAAGCCGACATTGATGACTATGAAGCAAAACTTGCTACCTATGCAGGCGTCCTTGAAGGCATCTCGGGAAATATGGATGATATTTCATCTAAAGAAATCTTGTTTAGGTTTAAAACTCAAGGTCCAGCCGCTGCACTTGAGTTGGCGGGTTGGCTTGCTCGAGGAGCCGAATACGGCGGTCTGAGTTCTTTTGATGCGTTGACTCTTGCAGGCATTTCGGGTGGTACGAGAGCGTCGGGCGGTCCCGTGGCTGGCGGGTCCACTTATTTAGTGGGAGAACGCGGACCTGAACTTTTCACTCCAACATCGGCTGGAAACATAACACCAAACGGCGGTTTCGGTGGCGGTGCCAATATCACCGTCAACGTCAACGGTGGCGACCCCAACAGCATCGTTAGAGCCTTACAGCAGTATGTGCGTCAGTCAGGCCCTGTGCCCGTAAACATTCGGACAATGTAATGGCAAAAATAGATTGGAAAATCTACTCGCTAACTTACGGCGACTTCATCACTAACAAAGTGCTTTCATTTGATTTCAGTTTTGGACGAGAAAAATATCTTGACACATATTCGGGAAATCTTCTCAATCTCACTATTAACAACGCAGGAGATTTCGCGTCAACGATACCGTACGGTTCAGCGATCTATGTCGAATCATATAATGGTGGGTCGCGTGAATATTGGCAGATCTTTTGGGTACAAGAGATCAACTACAACGATTATCCCGGCAACACTGGATTGAGCACCGCAACCATTGTTTGTGCCGATTGGTTGAGTCGTGCGGGCCGTGTTCAAGCCAACGCGCTTGCTATTCCGCAAACAACAATTGCGCAACAGTATGCCTATTTCAATAGTGGCTCGGGTGGTCCTTTGCCATCCAATATGAGTATTGCGGGGACACCTGCAAGCAATTCAATTGGTTCGGCGATCACGTATACGGGAACAGTAACGAATTACGTCAATTTAGGTGTTACTACCGAGCGAGGATATTTGGTCGTTTTTCAAGATTACATTCGACTTATCAATCGTGACCGTGTTAACACTTATACGCCTGTAACGGTTCAACTTGGTAGAACTGCAACTAGTACTCAGATTGGTTATCAAGCATTTGACCGAATCCAGAACGGTTTGCAATTCATTAACACTTCAACTATCACAAGTACGGGTGTTGCAGATCAGAACGCTTCAAATGCAAGTTCCGTTTCAACTTATGGCACCGCTTTTTATTCAAGCCAAACAGTTGACTACAACGACACGCAAGCAAACGGTAACGCCAACTGGATTGTCAACGCTTTTAATAACCCTTCAGCACTCAGGTTTAGTTGTTCGTTCACTGACAGGGCTCAAGACTCAACTGCAATGATCAATTTGATTCACGAAATGTTTTGGAACGCTGGAACAAATCGCGTTTTGACTTTGAACTATCAGGTACCGGGTGGTTCACCGACGTCAACAACAGTTGTTTTGGAGGGCTATTCGTTTAGCGTGACTCCCGAGCAAACGATGGTCACTTTTGACATGAGTCCGTTGACTTATTATCAGTTTTTTACGCTTGACTCATCAACTTTAGGTATTTTGGATACCAGTCGACTCGGCTGGTAAAGGAGAAACATTATGGCTATTAACCCAAACACAGATTTTTCGTCGGGCGCAGTCCTGACAGCAGCACAGCAGAACCGTTTCCCTCGTGGGGTGATGCAATACAACACAAACAGCACGACCGACGCAACGGTTACCGCTGAGGAAATACAAATAACCCTGTCAGCGTTCACTGCCGTAACAGGGAGACTTTACCGAATTTCTTACTATGAACCTGGTTTTGGTTCGAGTGTTTCAGCGGCCATGACCATGAGAATTCGATTGACAAACCTTGCGGGCGCAATCCAACAAACAGGACAGGTTTTTAACACTGGCACACAACAACAACAAGGATTTATTCAAAACGTTGTCACTTTTACCGCTGGTTCAATCGTCCTTGTCGCAACATTGCAAAACAGTGCAGGAACAGGTTCAGCAACCCGTAGCGCCACAGCACAAGGCATTTTGATGGTAGAGGACATAGGTGCGTCATGATTGTTTACATTGGCGGAGATACCGCAGAAGAACAGACAATAAACTGCAGGTCTGTCATCAAGTATGAATTGTCCAATTCAGATTGGACACAAATACCGAACAACCCTTTGACCCCTGAATACTCCGCAGAATGGGCCGTATACCGTCAAGAGTTGCGTGACTTCATGGCGACATGGACACCAAGCAACGAAGCCGACCTACCAAACCCGCCGATGCCATGAAAACTCTGGCCGTGATCGCAGGACTAGCCATAGCCCTCATGTTTGTCGTCACAAGTTGCAGCGACCGCACTCGACAAACCTGCGAAATCGCACAAACTGAAGCAAGATGCCAAAAATGAGACGCAAACTCAGCAACTCCGAAATCAAAGCCCGACTCATTTTTGTCGTGGGATGCGCTTTAGCAATTACCTTTCTCCTAAGCACCGCATCACTACTATTTGGTTTGCTATTTGTTACTCAACCAATAGATGTGTCCCCCAATGACACCTCGGCATGGGACCTACTCAAGCCAATGATGCTTTTCCTGACAGGATCATTAACAGGACTATTATCCGCCAACGGACTAAAAGACAAGGACAACTCCAATGAGCAGTCGTAACTACACAGGCAACACAGACGGCAATCATCCCGCCGAACGACCCGGCACAAAACGGTTTGTTGAATACATGGAATTTCTGTTCGGTCTCAAATCGTTAGGTATCTACGCCAACCGCAATATGCGCGGGTCGGGCAACCTGTCCGTACACGCGACGTGGCGGGCCGTAGACCTGACAGGCAAAGGCACTGCCAAACAAAACGCTGACTCACGCAAAGCCGCAGTCGAATTTTTGTTTGCCCACCGCGACATCCTTGGCATAGAGGAAATTCATGCTTACGACGGTGTCGGTTGCCCGATTCCAAACCTGACCGAATACGGTGCCGGGTACCGATGCGACCGTGACGCATGGAAAGCGTGGACTCCACAAAAGAACGGTGGTACTCCTATGGCCACTTGGTTCCACGTAGAACTGGCACCAAATATGGCGGACAGTCAAACCGCTATAGAAAAGGCTTTTGCCCAAATATTTGCGTAATGCCTTGACAATCGGTTTGGGAGTCGGTCAAATGACTGCAACCCAAGTGCGTCCGCCAATAGGTGGACCCCGACCGCAGGAGGAAAGCAATGCAACAATCCCTTTTTGACGTTCTCGATGTTCCAGCCGAGAAACTCAAGTACGAAGCCTTTAAAGAGGCAAACCCGTGGGTCATTGAACGACTGACCAAAATGTGTTACGCGCTCTATAACAACGGGCACAACCACTACGGCATCGGCGCACTCGTAGAAGTTTTACGGTTTCAGCACTCAACCACTTACGACCCCAACAGTGAGTTCAAGTTCAACAACAACTACCGCGCCTATCTGGCCCGAGAGATCATGCAAAACAATCCAATGCTTGACGGCTTTTTCAGCACCCGCAAATCAGTTGCGGACCTATTAGAGGACTACTAAATGAACCTTAAACGACTAGCACTTTTAGCACTCGGCACTTATGGAATATGCGCACTATGGGCGATCACTGGCGTCCAAGGCGACGCAGAGACCCCTAAAACGCTTCCTGTGCCCCAAACGATCAGCCTCGGGATGTTGAGCCCACAACAACTACAGGACCGCGCAGAGGAACTCACAACGACGACGACCTCAACGACCACAACGACGACTACTAGCACCACCACTACCCAACCGTCAACTACCGTCGTTCCTGTGCCCGCCGATATTCACTGCCAAGAATGGTTTCCGATTGCGATCTCGGTCGGCTGGCCCAACGACCCAGCAGTCCTAGAAAAACTTGGTCGCCTGCTCTGGAAAGAAACACGGTGCCTCAACGTCACCCCACTATCCAGCGACCCCGCGTTGCGTAAAGCATTCAACGGCCACGACCACGGCATCGCCCAAATCAACCAAATCCACACGAAATATGTTGAGCAACTTTTCAATATGCCGTTCGCTGAAGCCATGTCCGACCCGACCCTGAACCTGCGTTTTGCTTTTTTGCTTTACTCCGAACTAGAGGAAACAGGCGCGTGCGGTTGGAAACCGTGGTCCCTGTGCTAGACCGCTGGTGGGATCACGCCGCCTGCAAAGGAATGGATCTCGCCATGTTCATTATTGAGCCGGGTGAACGATATTCCAAGGCTCGAATCAAAGAGGCTAAAGCAGTTTGCGCGACCTGTGTGGTCCGTCCCGAATGTCTTGCGGAGGCACTCAAGTATTCGACAACGATGCTTGAGTGCTACGGCATTTGGGGTGGTCTGACATGGAAAGAACGCAGTCAATTGATCCCTGCCACACCGCTGGTGTACCGTGACGGCAAATACCGACAGATTAAGGAGCCCCGACAATGATG